TGGTAGTTCTGATTGGTGGCACCAAGGATGTCAGGACCTTGCGCCACACCAGCGCCCATAAAGCTTGGCATCACGGGGTTGCCAGGCGTTTGACCTTGCAGCATCATCAGCTGGTTGTACGGATCATTGCGCAGCATCTGCTGCTCGGCGATCATCTGCTGGCGTTGCGTACCATTCAGGTTCTGCATTGCCTGCTGCTCGTTGAAGCCAGCGGCACGGTTCTGGTTGGCCAGGTTCGCCATGACACCTTGTTCCTGGAACTGCTGACCACGCTGCGAGTCTGCAAGACCAGCGATAGCACCTTGTTCCCCGAACTGCTGACCACGAATCTGGTTAGCAAGATTAGCCATAGTAGCTTGCTCGCCGAACTGTTGACCACGCTGCGAGTCCGCACGACCAGCTATGGTGTCCTGTTCCCCGAACTGCTGACCCCGGAGAGCCATGAGCATCTGTTGCAGCGCGTTCTTTTGCCCGAAGCGCTGGTTGTTCTGCGCATCAGCCCGGTCTGACATACCAAACTGACGGTTGATTTCCTGCTGGTTCTTTGACAGACCACGCTGGAATATGTCGTTGTAGGCGGATGTTCCCGCCATCAACGACTTCAAGTTAGCGTCGTTGTACTTCTGCTCGATACGTGTGAGCGCGCGCTGGTAGGCTTCGCTGTTCTGCGGCAGACCTTGGTTCTGGAGCCGTTGGAGCTCAGATTCCTTCTGCTGGTCCAGTTGCGGCTTCATGAGCGCCATCTGGGCGTCAGAAACCTGTTGAACTGCGCCAAAACCAGCATCAAGCTTGTCCAATCCGCTCCAGTTTGCGTTGCCCATAGCGCCATTGTCTTGCATCATGGCGTTGGGGTCAACTTGTTGCAGTTTGTTCAGGTCGTAAGTACCAAACGCGCCAAGCGCGCCCTGGTCAATCTTGCCAAAGTCACGCAGTGCGCCAGTATTGTAGCTGCCGAAGTCGCGCAGCTGGGAAGGGTCAATACTGCCACGATTGCCGAGCTGACTTTGGTCAATACCGCTAAGTTGCGGCATACCCGAGAAGTCCAACGGTTGGGACGAAGACGCTTGGGCGCGGGAGAGCAACCCACCAGCAGTGTCCGCAAGACCCGCTTGTAGCGCCTGTGTCTTGTCGTACTGTGCTTGGTTTGAAGCCCCAAAAGCAAGCCTCTCGGTCCACTGCCCGGTGACGGGGTCTTGTGTCCAGGTGGTCGTATCCCCTTGCGCATTGACCTGGTTAGGCCGATTCGCAAGGGTCTGCTCTTTGACTAGAGCTGCATTTCCAGCGGCAGTCTCTTTTGCCGCTCCCACGAGGTCGGGTGCTGGTGGGGGTGCTGCTTTCTTGCCCATGACGGCTCCTTAGTGAGAAATCGACACTCCCCTGGGCGCATCGTATAAACGATCAATGCCCCCGAGGGGTGGGCGTCAGCTATGACGTGTTCTTCCTTGAATCCAAGGTGCTGATTGAACCTGATGAGGGGGGCGTTCCCCGAGTCAACAAGACCAATTAGTACCTTTGCTTCGCATTGGGTAAAAACATAGTCGAACACCCGATGGAGGAACTCTCTTGTAACCCAATTCCCTTCCCCCGCCGCGTGTATCTGCATGCTCGAACCCGTCCAGTTATCAAATCCGACGACGCCAACTATCTTTCCATTCCTTATGTTCCCGATACACCGAATCACTCCAGCGTCTTTTATCTCTGCTCTGATACAGAGCCAATCCGACAACCTTTCCTGATGGTCCGTAATTATCACAGCAACGAACCTACCTTGTAACTATAGTCTGTACTCACCCATAGTACTTCCGTAGCCGCTTGTACCGTGAGCTTAAGGGAGGCAGACACACCAAGGCCTTCGCCCTGAATCCAAACCCGCTGGGCGCTGGTGGCCGGGGGTGTTCCGGGGTCAACTGTACCAACCCCCCAGATAGCCACCCCCCAAAGGCCCGAATTCCACCCATCCGTTATCGCATTGGTACTGATATGCCTGAGCGCATTGGGGATGATGCTCTCAGGACGAATGAAGTCATAGACAATCTCGGTGCTTACTGCCACAGGCTCTGAGACAATGAAATTGGGGCGGTACATATCTATCTGCTTTTGCACAGCAGGGGCACCGAACGAGGTGTACGCCTGCTGAGCTACTGCCGTGATGTCAGTACCTCCAAGATCATCCAAGTTTACGTTGTCAGAGTACCCGGTCCATGCCTGCAGGACACGACCGTCCTTGCTACCAAACATTGGGCTCATCTGGAATTGGCCCCAGCACACAGCATCCATGCCGGAGAACGTGGACCAGGGTTGGATACTACTCACTTGGTTTGACACCAGTTGACGGTTCGGCTTGTCCTCATTGTTCGGGATGTTGAACAAAAGCATGTTAATGCCTGGGTAGTAGGCAAGCTGCCACCCATACTTGGACGCATACGCCGTAGTTACTGCCGAAACCAGATACTGAATCTGGTCGGTCTTGATAGCCGCCTCAGACTCGTTGATCTTGGTCGAAGCCAGCAACGTAGCCATGGATATAACGCCACGCTGAGAGAGAATCGCAAGGTCCGCGCCCACTTTAGCAAACGAACGTCGGCCCGGTAAGGGCGCACCTACAAAGTAAACACCCACCTGTGTCCATGCTGTGTCGTCTGCCGGGTCTGTGCCACCGTAAACTACTGCTTCGCCCATGGAGGACACCGCAACTAAATGGTCCTCAGCCCCGTTACCGTCGTCAATGGTCCAAGTACTAAGAAACGCAAGATAGCCGCCCCGCTTGAATTGGGGGCCGAAATCAAATGAGACCATAGTACCGTAGAGGGCACCGACTGGCAGGTACCAGCCTTTGGTACTGTTGATCTGAGTAGCCCACACTCGTCCCTGATGCGAGGTCAGTTGTATGGCAAGTTTCGGGTCAAGACCTGCCCACGTGCTACCCGTACCGTCACCAGCTGCAATGCGAGTGGCACTGCCGTTGTTCCCGAACACGATGGCGTCATCGAACCCGTTGACGGCAAGCATGTTGCTTCCTGCATCATTGGTCACGACCAGAGTCTGCCACCGCGCGGCGTTGGCACCACCAAGTCCTGACAGTAGCGGCGCACCTGCGGGACCGCGTACTGTAACATTATAGACAGCCGTGCCAGACCAGGCGAACATCAGCTCATTACCAAGCTCTGTGGCCAAGGTAGCAATTGTGTCAACCGTGCCTGGCAGTCCGGTGGTCCACTCGCGGAACCCTTTGCGGATAGAGATACCGTAGGGCTGCGGCCACCAGTTGTTCATGGTGACGGCGTCTTCTTGCGGCATGGCAATCAAAGAGTCACGGGCGTTGAGACCCCCGACCGGTGCGGGCACCGTCGCAACCTTGTTCGCGCTACCGACAGGACGCTGCATCCAAGACATTATGGTTGCCCTACGTTCCAAGAGCCGTCAGGAACAGACCAGGGACCCAGGTACTGGTTCATAGTCTGAGGGGTCAGGGACAGGATAGGAGCGCCAACGTCTTTGCCCGTCAGGGAGTTGAAGACCCGCATGAAATCGCCCTGCACACCGGAAGTCTCGAAACCCTTGAGCTCATAGAACTTGTACTTAACGTACTTGATCAGGAGCCAGGGGTTGTACATCAGCAGGTCCGTGTCTTTGACGATCATGGACGCAGGCTGCTGGTTACCAAAGTTGTCAGTAGTGGTCAACCAATTGGAGACCACATACTCCTGGGCGATACGAAACCCAGGCTGGTCCGGCTGGGGTATAGGCCAGAGCATGAACTTATTGTTCTGGATGCGGAAGCGCATACGGGGGGCCGCAGCCAGAAGACCACCCTTGAGCCAAGCCCACTCCTGGGCCGACTTGGGGCCAATCATAGGCCAATGATTGGAGCGGTCCCACTGAGTCTGGTCAACCGCGTAGTTCCAATCGTCAGGAAGTGTGTACTCCCCAGGGGCTGCAGCTGGGTCAATAGCTGTTTCAATAACCCATTCCTTGCGGAATTGCTCCCAGGGATAGTAGAGCATGAGTTCGTTGCCCGAGGAATTCAGCATGGAGAGCAATTGAATCGACTGAACGTCCCCGATAGATACCACAGTTGCTACCTGGGGCAGTCCAAGTTCTCCCGCCACCTGGTTAAGGGTGGCTAAGGCGGTCCAGTATTGCTCGGCCATGACGGCTCCTTACTTCTTGTTGGCGGGGGTAGCGTGTACCGCTGCCGGCTTGAGCGCCGCCTTCTGCTCCCCGATGACCGCCATGAGTTCCTCATTCTTCGCAACGAGGTCGTCAATCTGGGCCTGGAGCTTGAGTAGCGGGGCGTTGCCGGCGGCAGCTTCCATGTAGGTCTGGGCGCGAGCCTTCAGGGACTGGAAGCCCATGAAAGCGTGAGCCTGGGAATCTGCCATACCGGCCAATTGCTCGACCGTGTGGACATTCATTGCCTTCAGGTCAGCGATTTGAGCCATGGTCAGGAAAGACACTTCGCTGAGCGGGGTGCCCGATCCGACTTGGGAGTGATTCGCCTTGTACTGCGCCCACTGCTTCGGGAAGCGCTGCTGGTAGTCATACGTGGCGTAGGCGACCACGGAGTCACGCTGGCCGGGGGTGACGATCTTGATCAGGTCAACCTCGTCGTGGACAGGGCGACCAGCTTCCAACGACTTCTCGTCGTTCAGCGTAGTGGCCTTGTAGAAGACAACGAACAGCTTGCTGTCGCCTTCATGTTCACGGTTGGACTCGAAATCCATCGGATTCGATTCAAAGATGAGGGTCATTTCAGGGTTCCTTTTCAGTTGGGGGTTTCTCGGTTTCGTGCTTGATTGCGGTTTCCGCGCAGAACCCCAAGCACGTAAGGGTCCGGGAACTATGAGACGTCTTGCTGCCAGCGCACCCAGCGCACAAACAAAGCAGCGCAAGCGGGACCAGCAAAAGGTAGCTGGCAAAAGCGCGCATTATGTAGCCTTGGTCAGTTCTTCGAACCAGTACTCGTCAGTATCCAGCTCGTACACGACAAGCCAAGTCTTGGTTGCGTTGTTGAGTAAGAATGTGACATTGCGGGGGAACACCGTTGCCACAGCAGCAACGATCTTGGCCTTTGTCAGCGGACCCGTGAAGGTGCCCGTAAAGCGGCGTGGAACAATGTCCTCTTGTTCGAGGACTTGAATAAGATCAGCCATTTGTCACTCCTTGTCCGTCGTAGAAAACGGGATCACCGTTGTAGGTAATGTAATCAAGCGGCGCTTCCCCGACCACCGTCCAACCAAACACGCCCGGCTCCCATACGTTGTTACCCGCGCCATCGGCTTGAGTAACTTGCCACGTACTTCCGTTGTGCGTGCAGAGATCACCAACACCAGTGAATGGGTTCACGAGTTTGTAGGCATCGAACTGGTCAAGCGGTTGCTGCCATGGCAGTGCCTCACCAGGTATCTTTGCCAGCCTGATGAGGGCCGGGATAACCACAGGGTTCGGGTAAATGGCGGTGTCGTAGGTTTGAATGACATACCACAGCACACCGTCAGTGTCCTGGTACAGACCAGGGGTCACAACCCCGGTGAGCGGCTGCGCGTCCGCGCTCCACTCAGTTCCCACAGTTGCGGCCACGGCGGAAGTCGCGCTGATTGGGTCGAACTGGATATCCGGCTCTCCGGGTACCGGGTTCGGCTCAGACATTTGCTGTATGGTCACGCCGGGAATGGCTGCGACAGCCGCCTCAAACTCCGAGTCGCCCCACGCATGGAGTAGGGCGTAGGTAGGTGTCGGTCCTGCGTAGGCGGGTACGCTGAAGTTGTTCGGACCAAAACTCTTGCGAGTCGGGTCTTGCGCCACGTTGTTCAGCAGGTCGTTTGCCGCCTGCATGTCGGCGGCGAGGATGCTGGCTGAGAAGTTGCTCATGGCCTTACCACCGTTATTGTGTAGGTTGCATCAGGCTGCTGCGTCGTCGGGTCGATGCTGATGCTGGCGTAGCTACCATACATCGTAGGGGTCGCCTGGACGGTAAACGCGAAGCCATTGATAGTGATCACATCCCCAGTCCGGAGCTGACTGAAGTCCACAAACTGCCCTGCAGCGTTGGTTGTACTGACGAGTAGCTTGTTGACCGTGTTATCCGCGTGGGAGATGGTGTTCGCGACAGGCGTAGCGCCAGTTGTCGGAGTCGTATAGATCCAACTCCCCGAGTATGGGAACAGGTCTACCGTGACCTCGTTGGAGGGTGCATCTGTCACGCCGAGAGCGTTTGTTGCTGTCACCATGCAGGACATGACAAAACCCTTCTGGGCATCCGTCAGGGCAAAAGTGCTGGACGTTGCGCCAATCAGCGGAGTCCCTTGGTCATACCACTGATATGCGTAACTCACCGCGCCCGTCCAAGAGCCTTGGCTGCATGTCAGGGTGTTGCCAGAGGCTGGGGTGCCAGAGACAACAGGGGCGGTCGTGTTGATAGGTGCGCCGGGAGTACCTAGCGTCACCCCGTAGTAGTCAGCAAGGTACTGCCGCGCCGCGAACTTGTCTGCGAATCTGGTGGCGGAGGGGTACAGGAGGATGTCGCCGCGTGCGCCGTTGAGGGAGAGCTCGGCGGCATACTTAGAGAAGCAGAAAGATGCCCACGCCGACAAGTCAAGCCCACGGAACTCAAGGATGTGCCAATCACCAACAGTCAGCGCCGTGTGAATCGTGCCTGCTGTCACAGACGTACCGCCCGCCAGTTGTACGTTATCGACCCACACAGTCGGAGAACCTGCGGCGTAAGTGTTCGGAACACCCGATCCATCAACACAAAGCCCAAAATACTCGTCGGGTCCATCGGATGCGAACATCACTTGTGCCGCCGAATCCCGCCGCACCGCAATCATGCAGTCCATCCCGCTCGTCAGCGTGCCAGCGGAGAATGCTGCCGTCGCCATGCCGTCGTCCACGCCGTCGTAGAGTTTGAAGATGGGCGCACCTGATGGGTACAGTGCCGTGGTGTCTGCGTATTGATAATCAACAGCGTCGCTGCCGATGTTCAACTGGATGTTCGTGATTTCAATGGCATCACTTGTGGCTAGATTTGCTGTCGTGCCGAACCCTTTGAGGGCAATGTAGGCGTATATATCGGATACTGACGCGCCAGCAGGCAGGGTGGCTGTAATCCGCTGTGCAACCGCCGACAATGTGATTTCCTCTACTGCGTCCGGCCCGCCCGCCCGTGCCGCAGTGAAAACCACAGTCTTACCGACCGCAGCACTGATTCCGGTTATGTCGAACGAATATGTGAAGGGAATCCCAGCCGGTAAAGTCTGAGTAACACCCGCCGAAACGGGGTTTGTTTTTCCAAGTCGTACCAGCACATCAGCCGCCGCACCGCATGTGATCGTGTTGGTGCCAGCAGCGTTAACCACCGTCGAATCAACGACAGCGGCATCTGTCATGTCATCAGATGCGTCAAATGGGTATGGCGACTTCAAAAGCAGCAAGTTCACCCGCGCACTCATCAGCGGTCGTGCCGCTGAGGTGCTTTGCAGCATGTGGTTGCCGGGGTCCGTCAGCACCGTCGCACCCGCCCGAATATCCAGCGCCAGCCCGACCGGGTTGCTGGTGTCCGCCACAGTGCCCGGCACAGCAACCGGCGTGGTGCCGGTGTAGTCCTGCCACTGAGAATCGAGCGTGCGCGGACTGATCCACATCCCTGCGCTGCTGATGCCGTCGGGCCAGAGCTCTAATGGGGTCCAAATGAAGCCACCCTCAGTCATGTAGACCCCACCTAGCGGGCCCACAGCCACGCCAGCGATGCGGGGGTCAGTAGGGGCTGGTACGTTCTGTTGGGTGATGATAGCCCCAGTGTTCTTATCAGTCGGCCACCCAGCATTGTAGATAAACGGCTGCCCCTCGGGCGTAGACTGTGAGACCACAAGCCTACCCAGTACGTCCCTGCGCCAACCGTTGATCCACACATCGGTGGGCAAAGTCGTGCTAGTGACGCACAGGCGGCCATTGGCATCGTAGCCCAAACCCGCATTCCATGACACCGGAGTGCCATTAGCGATGGTCTGGACTACGCCGTCATCATCCGTCAGGGGCAGACTCATTTAAACCTCGGCTTAGGGTGTGGTATCAACCCAAGTCAACTCTTTACTGCCACCGACTTCTGTGTCGTACGTGGGGGCGAACGAAGCCCCATCCGAGTTGGCTTCCGTCACGGTATCGTCCGTGGCGTTGAAGTCTTCGGGCAGCGGCTCCATGGAACTGAGACCTTTGCCGAAGCCAATGAAGTTGGTCGTGCAACCGCGACCGCTGTCGGTTCCATCAACGATGGCTTGCGCCGGTGCGATGTTGGTTTGGGCACCGGTCGTGAGACCAATGACTGCTCCTGGTACTCCTGTCATACCGTTCTCCTGTTGAGTTGAAAGACCATTGGCAGAGGACCCCTGGTAACCCCTGGAGACCCCCAAGACAGGGGTCCCCTGCCGCAGGCGATTATGCGTCGGAGGTGATGCCCTGGAACTGGAGTCCCGAGGCGGTCAGGTTGCCGGCCCACGCCAGGATTTGCACAGCTGCGTCTTGGTTGACGGAGTAGCGCTGACCCGGCGACAGCGGAACCATGTTGCGCTGGGCATGCGGTCGGTAGTGGAGGTACTTCGTGTTGAGGAAGTACGCAGCGTTGGCCGGGGCAGAGAAAGGTGCCGTACCAGCCGCGCCGGTCGGGGTCCAGTTGATCTGCATACCGCCATCGAGCACCACGTCAGCGTCCATGTACTTCAGGGACACGAAGCCCAGCTTGGCATCGTCGGTGCCGGCGAAACGCTGGAGAGCCTGGAGCGACTGCAGGTACAGCGACCAGTAGCCGTTGTCCACGATGATCAGGTCAGGCCGGTCGGCACCGCGCACCAGCTTGGCCCACATGGCGTTGAAGCGAGTCTGGATGTTCGCCGCCGTCGCTGCCGTGCCGCCCACCGTCGCCTGGTTCTTCCAGAACAGCCAGGTGCTGCGGTCAATGCCACCAACCGTGTTGGTCGGGACCTTGGCGACCTGCTTCAGCAGACCGTCGATCTGCTTGCCAGCGGCGGCGGTACCATCCGAGTACAGACCCGAATTGATCAGGTTGGCCATCGAGGACTCAGCAACGTTCAGACGCGCATCGAGCAAGTCGATGATCTGTTCCTTGCCGGCGTTCTGCAGCTGTTCGAGGCCGGAAATGGTCACCGGGCACGCGGCCTGTTTGATGACGTATTCCGCAGCGCTGATGACATCCTGCGCGGCAATCGGCAGGGTCTCATACCCGCTGTACCAGCCGGCGTTGCCGTTGGACGCGAACGAGAGTTCCTGCAGGATGGTGTTACCACCCGAGAACGTCTTGATGTTGCCGCGTTGCTTCAGGCGGCTCAACAGGGCGTTGTTCGAGGTGACGTTGTCCGCAATCTTGCCGGTGCGGGACTGGATGGTGGTGGCGATGACGTCGCTGATTGCGGTCGGGG